AGCATAGGGAATGGTTGCAGTGCCATCACTCCATGAGCAAGTGCTGTAAGCAGATGCAGAGTAATCCCCATCTGTTGCATTGCACTGCCAATGTGCGGTTGTAACAAAACCATCAGAGGTTTGTCGGTCAAGTTGGGATATGTTCCAAGTAATCATGCTGACTCCAGTGCAGAAATTCGGGCGGTTAGGGTTGTGATGAGGGCTTGCTGTTCTTGGATGGCTTTAACCAGTGTGGGAATCAAATTGGCATTAATTGCTTTGTAGGGTTCTTCACCTTCTGGAGCAGGGTCTAGCCATTCTTGAATCATGTCGGGGAATACAGTCTCAAACTCTTGAGCAATAAACCCCCGAGCATTCTTAATGTCTTGTCCTTTGCCTTCTTTCCAATCAAACTTGCGGGGCTTGAGGGCCATTACAGATGCAAGACCATCATCCAAATCTCTAATGTTTTCTTTTAATCGTTGGTCAGAAATGGCAGTAATTGTGGTAAAAGTTGCATTAATTTGACCCGTTCCCTCAACATAAAAACGGTAAGCTGAAGCAGTTGTTGAGTAAAGAATTATTGGCGTTCCACCAGCTTGCCCTGTTACTACAGAAAGAACTGGATTATTTGCAGTGCCGCCGTATTTTGGAGATATTTCAATTCCATTTGTGGTTTGACTTGATGATGTCTTTCCCACCAGCAAGTTACCGCTTGCATCAAGGGTCATTGCTTGGGTAAAGGTGATGGCGTTACCTGCTGTGCCAGAGGCGGCTTGGTTCCAAATATGCGAACCAGAAGATTGCTGATAACTAGAAGCCCCAGCAGTTCCTACATATCGGTAGTTTGTGCCATCGTTGTAGGCGTTTTGCAGAATAAGGTTGTTGCTTCCGTTTGGTGAGGCCATTGAGCCACCAATATATTGATACGCTTTCCACGCACTACCCCAAGCACTAGGCGTAACACCCACGCCCAAATTCGTACCATCAAACACCAACGCACTGCCCGTGGTCAGCACCTTGGAGCCATTGAGATAGGCCACACCATTGGCTGTGCCTGCGCTGTTGGTCAGTGAACCTCCAATTGCCAGCGTCTTGCCAGATCCGACATTCAAGCCAACGCTGGTGCCGGTGCCGTCACCCTTAAAGACTGCATCCAGACTGTCCAAGTCAGTATTGATCTTGGTTCCCCAGGTGTCAGTGCTGGCCCCCACCTCGGGCTTGGTCAATAAAAGGTTTGTAGTTGTGGAATCTGCCATATTGAATCTCCATTAAATACCGTGATTGGGGTGAAAGTTGAATTGCCGTTCAGCAGATTTTCTCTTGCAAACAGCCTCAAAAAAATCGTCAAAATATCCTAAAAATTTACCGCAAGCTCTGACTTCCCATTTGTCATATCGCTTGCCCAATCTTTTGGTCCATGAAACCCCAACAACGCCAGATTTATTGTGAATGGGTTTTGAAATGTTTTTGCCGTTACCAGATCTGTCAGTTGACCTAAGGTTTGCAAGCCTGTTGTCAATGCGCACATGATTTTGATGGTCGATCTCAATAGGCCGATCTCCATGGACATACATCCATGCAAGTCTATGCGCAGCGTGTCTCACGCCATCAATACAAATAATCCGATACCCATGATCGTCAATACTGCCAGCAATTTTTCCTTGTGAGGCCTTGGTCCTGTTAATAGCCCAAGTAAAAATTCCAGTCTCAGGATCATAGTGCAGCACTTCTTTCAAGCGCTGTTGCGTTAATGATCCCGTCTTTGCCATTTTTTACCCCTATGCGGCCTGTTGCCACGATGTTGAATTGTCTGCGATCTGCGTCCAGGTCTCTGACGTGTCTGACTCTGGATTCCATGTCTCTGCCGTGTCGGACACTGGCGACCATGTCTCTGGTGTATCTGACTGGGCGGTCCAGGTTTCAGACGTGTCTGGGATCGACCCCCATCCAAACCCAACCATTACCCCAACAGATCCCACCGCCTCATTTCCGATTATCGCAACCTCAATGACGTTTGACGCACTGCCAACTTCACCAGTCCCAGAAACACCTGTGATGGCCTGGAAAGAGATCACCTCTGCCGACATAGTGCCAACAGCACCAGTGGCAGCGTTGCCAGTTGTGGCCGTGGACCGGGTTACCCCAACAGAGTCAACTGCACCAGTGGCCGCATTGCCACTGAGGTCGATTGACCCAGCAGGCGCGACAGTGCCCACGGCCAGTGTGGCCGCATTGCCTGTGACTGCTTTGGATGCGTCTGGCGCCAGCGTGCCAACAGCGCTAGTGGCTGCATTGCCTGTGATAGCAACGGATACAGTTAATCCGACTGTGCCGACATTGCCGGTGGCAATAGTGCCATCTTCTTGGATTGATCTGTCTGTTAATAGCGTGCCAACGGCGCCAGTAGACGCATTGCCGCTGATAACGACATTGCCTATGCCATACGCACCTAGACCATAGTAGCCAGAACCATAAGCAGCCATACCGCTGCCCTAGTTAAGCCAGCCTGATCAGGCCGGTGCTTGCATCATTGGTAGGCATGGTCAGTGTGAATGTTCCAGCCGTCACTGTCTGACTGCCGAATGTATGCACGCTGACTGCCTTGTTTGACTGAGTCGAGTTATAAATCAAGACAGCATCAAACGCCGTAGACAAGGTCACAGCAGAGTAGCTGATGCTGGCGCTAGGGGTCACAAACGCTGTAGTGCCACTGGTGCTTGGCGCAGTGCCAAAGGTCACTGTGACGCCGCCTGCCGTGTAGCCTGTGCCTGACACCTCGTTTGTGGCGCTGTAGGCTGTAGTGGCCGCATTAACAGTGGCAGAGGCCAAGTACAAGGCAGCCTTGAAAGTGTCGGCGGCAGTCGAGCCGCGAGTGACGCCAGTGCCAAAGTTATGGTGGCCGACAAGCAGCTCACCTTTGAAACTGGTACAGAGGGCTTGCGTGTTCGACATAATTTATCCCTTAAATTGTTTGACTGATGCCATCAGCAAAGACACCGCGCTTGAGCGCCATGTTGACAGATCGATGCACCAACTCACCAGCAAGCCAATACTCAACCCAGCTCGTTGTCTCGGTATCGGTATCAATTGAACCCTCACGCTTTTCTAGCAATGAGTCGTCCATTTCGCCCTTGGTAGTGTTGACTATCATCCAAATGTCCTTGCTCTTGCCAAGATCGCGCCGCCTGATGTAGAACCACGATCATCTGCAATCTGCAACTGATCTAGTCCCGACTGGTACAGCGATGACCATACAGGTATTCTCGCATCATCCTGCAAGTATGGCGCAGCCTGTAAGAGTGAGCCATACAAGTAGACATCAGGCGCTTGAGTCAGCAGCCAGTTGGTGGTGTTTGTATTTGATAACTTAGCCAATTTTGCAAAGTAGACCAACTGAGCCTGGTATTCACCATCAGGAATTGGAAGCAGTCTGAACTGATTCCCGACAACAGTGAAATACAGTGGCTTGCCTGATGACAGGTAAGTCGTATTTGACAGCGAATCCATTGCGTCAATGGTTTGGAATGTCAGGTTAGTAACTGGATTGGTATTGAGCTTGATGGACTTGGTTTCTAAGAAGTCATCAGGCACAGTGCCGTATTCAGCAGCAGCCGCAAATGTCGCATTGGCACGCACAATCATTTGGCGTGTACGCAACTGGCGCTCAATCTGAGCCTCTGCCAAGCTGACAAAGTCTGAAATGGCAGTCGCCAAATCAGTGCGGTTTAGCCAGTCGCCAACCGAGGTCTTCAGCTCCGCATAAGTCGTGAGTGCCATCAGGTAACCTTTTCAGTTTCTTGGATTTCACGCATCACCCAAGTATGGTCATGCTTGAATTCAAACATCCCAATGTGGCCAATTTCCTTGCTCACATCGTGATCTATCCATATCTTAAAGCCTGCATCTCTAGCTTTCTTACAGAAAAAAACATCCTCTCCAATGTAGCCGCGCTTGTCATGCCGCCATGGAGTCTCAAACCAAGGCTCTGACAAAGCCGCAAAGACATTGGCCTTGATCAGCATCACGCCCATACCAACTGAGCCAACTTCTTGCAGGCCAGTTGTTTCGGGCATTGTGTATACCAGCTCACGCTCGCCATTCTCTTTGTAAATCTGTGCAGTCGGTCCTGTAGGCATACGGCGTCTGGCGCAGTTGGTTGCCACAATGTCCAAGTCATGTTGCAGCAAACGCTCAATCATGTCCTGTGGAAACCGCATATCCGAATCAATAAAAAGCACATGGGTGCATTTTTCATGCATCGCGTCTAAGCACAATTCAGCTCGCTGATTAGCAATAAGCGTCCCCTGTGATATTTTCAAGCTGACGGCATCATTGGTGTTCAATGTGTGATACGCCACCATATTGACAAGATCATAGGTAAACATGGTGTGGACCATGTCACGCGCTGGCGTGCAGACTGCAATGTATTTCATACTTTCCCAGGTCGTGTTCTAAAGAATTGATTGTCTGGATCATTGAGCCATTTTTTCATGTACTCTTGATCATCGATCTTGCCCTCGGCCTTCATCTTGTAATAAAGCGCCTCGGGGATGGATGCCACCAAGTGCCACTCACCATTCCAGTTGGCCTTCTCGTCCACAGCGTTATAGATGGCCTTGTTGGCCTCCACCACCGCAGTTACATCTTGTTCAGTCTCAATGGTCACATCGCCAGTTTCGGCATTCTCATGCCAGTAACGCGAGATGCCTTGATCTTTGTTTTCGCTAAGTAGTCTTTTGTGAATCATTTAAAAAAGGGGGGATTTCTCCCCCCTCTCCTATTGCTTACTATTAAGAAGTAACCAAGTCAGCGGCCAAGCCGTGAGCATTTTCAGCTAACACCTTCAATCCGTACTCGACAATGAGCATTTTTTTATCGGCATCGCCTGATTTAGCCAGATCGATCTGCTGATAAGGACGCAGCACAACCATCTTGGCGTAGTCAGGGTCAAGCACAAACGCATCACGCTCGCGCTGGAAGCGGTTTGCAATCACAGACACATTGCCAAAGTCAGAGACATAAATGTCAACTGCACCGATCAATGTGGCTGGCTTTGCGCCGCCATCAATGTTGAAACGTGAAGATGCGATACCAGTGAAACCTGACACGCGCTGCTTGTTGACAGGGCCAACCATCAAGATTTTTGGTGTGCCGCCAGCAGTCCACACCTTTTGAATCACATTCTTGAGAATGGTTTCAGTGAAAGTGCGAACAGTGCCATCAGTACGCGCAGTGCTTGGCAAGGTGGTGTAAGTTGGGCTTGCACCATTGGTGGTGTCAAAATCAATGTTGGTCTTCAAAAAGGCCGTCAAAGAACCTGTCTTACGCGCAGTAGTAGAGTCACCAGCAACTGCACCAGTGTTTGACAACATGATGAATTCTTGGTCACGCTTCAACTCAGAGCCACGCTTTGCGATCTGGTAAGCCAGTTCGCTACGGCGGCCTGCCTTGTTCACCACTTCTTCAGTAGCTGACAAGACAATAGTCTTGCGGCTAATCTGACAGTAGTTTTGAACGCGAACAGTCGCAACCACCGCATCAAAAGTGCCGACATCATCACCCTCAAGCTGTGCATTGGCAGCGGCTGCAGCCAAAGTATCTGTTTGAAATTCAAACAGAGTATTGGTCACGCTTTCGCGGCCAATGTTGGACATGAAAGGTGTTTCTTCGGGCGCAATGTTGGTGATCACATTGCTCAAGTCTTCCCGAATACCCTTTGCAGAGTAAGTCAGAAATGTATTGCTAACAATAGCCATGATTTTTCCTATCCTAAAAGTTTGTAAATTGCATCAGCCGCATCATCGATGCGACCAGTTTTTGCAAGACGCTGTTTTGCGCGAACCGCCTCAGTAGTATTTGAGATTCTTCCTGCTGCACCAGGCTTGGCAGGTCGAGGGCCGTTGTTGGTCACCGGCTTAATGTTGCCCCGCTTGGACATCATCTGATCATAAAGTGCCGCCTTACGCAGCATCAAGACCGCCCTGTGATCCACCACACTCTTCAGCTCATCTGGTGTGAACCCAATCTTTTGACCGAATTCAACAAGCAAAGCCTTTTCAGCTTGAGCCTTTTTAGCGTCCTTCCAATCAGGGATGGCCGCCAATAAAGACTCTTGTTCCT